TGGACAGTTAGCAATGGTAGGGACGCCATTTTTTGAAAAGGATTTATATGCTTATTTGAAAGATAAAGATATGTTCAAAGTACTTGAATATCCGGCGATCTTCCCTGATGGCAAACTACTATTCCCTCAAAGACATACATATAAGAGTCTAATGGAGAAGCGTCAGCTACTAGGGTCATTAGTATTCTCAAGAGAGATTTTAGTTAAACCAATTTCAGATGCAGCTGCAATCTTCCCGTATGATATGCTACGTAATGCAATCAAGGGTCAGGATAGTGTTGATTTAATCAACAACATCGACAGTAGTCAGAGAAAGTTTGTTAAGATTGTAGTAGGATGTGATTTCGCTATATCATCTGCAATTGGAGCAGATTATAGCGTATTCACAATATTAGGTGTAGATGAGCTTGGAATCATTCACTTGTTAAATTGCTGGAGAAAGAAAGGAGCAAGTTATGCTCAGCAAGTTGGTCCGTTGAAGAAAATCAATAAAGATTTCAGACCCGATATCATGTATGCAGAGGATAATGGTATGCAACAAATCTTCATTCAAATGATGGAGGATGCGAACCTACCAGTAGTTGGAAGAACAACTACTGCGAAGAATAAAAAATCTTTATACGAAGGCATTCCGTCATTAGCGGTATTGTTCGAGACTAGAAGAATCAAATTCCCATACGGAACTCAGAGAGCGAAAGACTTAACTGATTTATATTTTTCTGAACTGAATAGTATTACGTACATTCAGAACACTGGAAAATTAGAGTCAGTAAACCAACACGAAGATACTTCAATGTCTCTTTGGTGTGGAGTAAGAGGAATCAAAGGAGATGTCAAAGACTTTGACTTCTCATTTATATAAATCGTAAATAATGGCAAAAGCATTAACCGGAAACTTCCTAAATGAAATGTTTAGAGCATGCACTAGAAAACAGACACTGTTTTTAGTAGCAAAAGATCATCTGAAATACAACTATCTACCGTCAGAAGAATACAAAGAAATTTGGAAATCTATGTGTGATCACTTCGACATGACTACTAGATTAACCACTACAGGGATACTAGCGGAAGAATTCGTTGATAATAGAAAGGTTATCAAAGTTCTGAGTGCAATACGCAAGTCAGATGAAATTAATGAATTAGACGCCGTAGAACAGCTTGAAAAATTTATAAAAGAGAAGATGTTTATCGAGGTATATGATAAACTACCTGAGCTGTACAATAAAAATGATAAGCAGGGAGCATTCACTTTAATGTTTGAAGCAAGTGAGAAACTATCTCAATTCACACTGAAGAGTGGACAATACTACACAAAGATTTACAAAGATTTACTCAAACGACATGACCAACGATTATTAGATAAAGAAAATGAAGATGCCTCAGGTAAGGGGATAGGTAAAGTACCAACTGGAATCAAGCCACTTGATGACTTATTACTTGGAGGAATTGCTAAAGGTAACGCAATGTTAATTATGGCAGCTTCTGGTGTAGGTAAGAGTAAGATGGCTAAATTTGCAGGAGTGAGTGCTTCAAGAAGGGGATTTAGAGTCTTACACATTCAAGGTGAGGGAACTGAAAAAGAAGCTCGTGATGCATACGATGCAGCAATTATGGGAGTGAATACTCACCGCTTGAAGTATCATACTCTTAGCTTAAAAGATCGAACTGAGCTAGATAAAGCAGTTAATCAAATCCAACATTTTGATGGAGAGATTTATCTGAAAGCATACGAGCAATTCGGAGCAGCAACTTATAGGGACATTCGAGACTATGTGGTGGACATCACTGAAAAAGAAGGACCTATCGATTTATTGATTGTTGATTACCTTGAATTATTTGATCCAGGAAATGGTAAGAAATATTCAACAAGTAACGAAGGAGAGAGAGCTCGTAGGTTGGCATGTGCAGAACTATTCACAAACATTTGTGTTGAGTTTAATATTGCTGGAATAATTCCTACTCAAGCTAATGATATTGCACCGTTACTATTTAATGACGCAACATTTCAATTGACACGACACAACATCTCAGAAGCGAAAGCTGTAGTACGTCCGTTCCCATATTTCGTTACATTGAATCAATCAATTGATGAGAAGCGTGAGAGAGTATTGAGATTGTATGTCGACAAGGCAAGGTTCGTTGACCAAAGTGCTGAGCCAGTGATACACATCTGTACAAATTATGACGTAGATAGATTCTACGACCACATAAGCACCGTAACTAAATTTGGATATGAGTTCTAACATGACATTCATTCAAAAGAAAGTAGTAGAATACTTTCAACTGAATACCAATTATAAGTCAGCTAAGGGCTGGATTTATGGTGGCAAATGTCCTTGGTGTAATAATTCAGATAAATTTGGAGTAAAGCTCAATCAAACAACAGCACAATATAAGAATCAAATATCGTACAACTGTTTTCACGGATCATGTCAACAAAGGGGAAGCGAATTCAAGCTACTCAACCACATTGGGTTGGGACATTTATTGAAACATGGTGAATTTATAGGAGAAAAGGAAAAGATAAAGAATACACTGTTTGCGGAGGATGAGGAATCATCGAGCATTGAAGTTGAAGAGGTGTCTTTACCATTAGGCTTCAGAAGGGTCCTCAGTGACCCGTACCTAGAAGGTAGAGGATTTGAACCATGGCAATTTCAGTATTACATCATTGGAAGAACTAAGTGGTATGCACCACTAAAAGACTATGTACTATTTTCAATTACAGAAGATGGTAAACATAAAGGGTATATTGGAAGATCGACATGGAGTAGGGAGCAAATGGATGATTATAACGCATCAATAAAGCTATTCAATGCTACTTGTGATAAAGAGAACCGCAAAAGGGAGCATGTCAAGTTCAACAATGAGGGCGGTGTCGATTTTGGAAAGTTTTATTTGGATTTGATGAAGTAACCGAAAACACCGAAGAGGTGATATTAGTAGAAGGGGTAACTGACAAAGCAAACGTTGACAAACTTCTCAGATTAGATAAGAGTGATAAACTCAAGTGTTTATGCACATTTGGTAAGAAGATCAGTGAATCTCAAATCCGAAAACTGAAAACTAAAGGGATATCAAAAGTAATTTTAATGTATGACCCTGATGCAATAGATGAATCGAAAAAATATAGTATTGAGTTAGAATTGTGGGATATAAGAGTAAAAGTTGGATATTTACCAGACAAAGATCCAGGTGATCTGAACCGAGAAGAATTGACAACTGTATTGTCACAGACACAAACGCCAAATCAATTTGCTAGCTCAAAAATGCAAAAAAGAAAATTAGGAAAATGAATAAATCGAGACACCAATCACTGTATGACTTTTTACAAGCACTACAATTAGAGTACGTAAGTGCAGAATTAAGAAGCAAAATCTATACATCAAACAGTGACAAACGCTACTATAAGCGAGTGATGAGTCATAAAAAAGAGAAGATTGAAGATATTTCACTACGAAATGATCTGAATACAATATTTACCGACGATTCAGTTAAGAAGGAAGTCTATGCATTAACACATACTAAGTTTGGGATACCAACTTTCGTGTATCGCAACGATGAGGACAAAGCAAAATTTGAAGAATCAGATTTACTCAACTATTTCTCAGTTGGATCAGAAGTCAAAATTCAAGGTGATGATGAGAGCGTCGAAATAGGAATCATTGTAGATGCTCAGCAATTTGAGAATAAATGGAATGATGGAAATAACGATATAGATAGCATCCCTATCGTAGTAAAGAAGAGAAGAGATCAGAACGAAGCAATAGTGCTCGTATCGCAGATCTCAAGAATATTATAACAATTTTAAAATCGTAAATAATGGGAAGAAAGTACCAATCTACTAAGATCTTTGACAACTATTCTGTCGCTCTTAGACAATGGAAAGCAGCACATAGCCACTGCCAATTACTACACGGCTACGCATTAGAATTTAAGGTGATCTTTGAATCAGTAGAGAAGGACATAGATAAGCAGTTAGATGAGATGAACTGGATTATGGACTATGGTGGATTCAAATCAACAGATGCACAACCTACTCCAGGAAATGGACTGAAAGATTGGATGAATGATATGTGGGATCACACGACATTAATCGAGAAAGACGATCCACAACTAGAAACATTTCAATACATGGAGGAATTAGGTCTATGTAAATTGAAAGTGATGGATGCAATGGGAGCAGAATCATGCGCTAAATTAGTATTCGATCATTTTAGCGAGAGACTCGCACTTACTGGAGGAGGAAGAGTAAAAGTATTTTCAGTTGAGTGTTGGGAAGCTAAACGTAACAGTTCAATCTACACAGAAAATGGATAGAATCATAGATTATAAAAAAGTGCTACCGATTGTCGAGGTTTATACTGCAGTACAATCAGAGGGTAGCAGAGCGGGTTATCCGACAGTAGTAATTAGAACTACTGGATGTACCCACAGATGCTTCTTCGGTGAAGGAGGATGGTGTGATTCGTGGTACACGAGCATTCATCCTGAGAAAGGTAAGTTCACATTTGATAGTATTGTTGAAATGTATTACAATAATCCACACATCAAAGAAATGATGTTAACTGGAGGAAGTCCTACAATGCACCCGAAATTAGTGAATGAGTTAACACACTTTGCTCACGAACATGGTATCTTCATTACAATGGAAACTGAGGGGAGCCATTTTATCAAGACAGACTATCCAATTGATTTGATCTCACTCAGCCCTAAATTAGGTAACTCAATTCCAGTATTAGGAGAAACGACACCGCAAGGCAAGATTGTTGATGAGAGAATGATTAAGCAACACAATAAGCTGCGATTGAATATGGGAGCAATGTTAGATACCATTGCATATCATAAAGACTATCACATCAAACCAGTTTGGGATGGAGATGATATGAAAACGCTAGAAGAAATCAAAAAATTGATATTCTTATTAGACGTACCTGAGGATAAAGTGTGGTTTATGCCTGCAGGAGATAGTAGAGAAGCACTATTCAAGTCATATCCATTAGTATTTGATTGGGTAAGAGACAATGGATATAGAATGACATGGAGACCACACATTATAGCTTTTGAAGATGCTAGAGAAGTTTAAATTAAGTAATCATTTATACAAACATCATATCGCATGAAATTATTAAAAACTGCCAATGGCAATATTCACAGAACTGAGGAAGAAAAAGCAAAGATGATTGCTGAAGGCGCAGTTCATTATGGAAATTTTTT